CGGGTTCCCGGCTCGCACGGGTTTTGCAGGAATCACACCGGAGTTCTTCACCGAACAGGTGTGTGACGACGACAAAACCCGTGCGAGATCGGGTCCGCGATTGCCGAACATTGCCTCTGACCAGGCGATTAGCTTTCGCAAGCGTCACTGTTGTAATCTTCTGAGGCGCCCGAACGAGGGCGTGGACGGGCTGTGGCGCAGCTTGGTAGCGCACTTGACTGGGGGTCAAGTGGTCGCAGGTTCAAATCCTGTCAGCCCGACCGAGGAAAACCCTGGTGAGAGTACTTCTCACCAGGGTTTTTCCGTTTCTGGGACACTCTGCGACGCTCTGGCATAACCGCAGGAGATCTTGAATGCCGGACACCAGGCAGACACCAGGCAGACACCAGCCGGGCCGCCGGCCCGGTCGCGCGTCGGTCGGGCGCGGGGGAGTGGCGGTGCCTTCTATTCGCTTTCTCCCTGGAGGCGCGTAGTTCCAGAGTCGGGCGACGTACGGGAATTCGCCGGAGGCGAGCGCCGACGAATCGGATTACCGACCGGTCTGGTTGAATCCTGGGCATGAAACGGACAACCGCTGCAATCGCCCTCTCCGCCGCCGCGCTGGTGCTCGGAGGGTGCTCCAGCTCGGATGCTGGCCCATCTGATACCGAGCTGCGCGAGATGGCGTGTGGATCTTTCGCTTCGATCACGCCGGGTTTCTACGAAAGCACTGACGCGATCGGAACGCTGTCCGACTCCAACGCAAGCTCGTCAGATCGAGCAGATGCCCTGCGCGCCCAACTCGATCAGTCGTCATCGTCCAACAAGCGGACGCGGCCCTACGACTGCAACGATCCGCGCGATGCGAAGTGGTTCGATGGCTTCTACGAGTCGGTGGTCGAGGAAGAGCGCGGCGAGAAGTAGCGCGCCCAGAACGCCCCACCTCGCGCGGGGCGTTCTACGCTTCGAAGCTCGAGACCTCGCCGGTTGAGAGCCAGCGGTAGTCAACCCCGGTGTGCAGCGCCCAGAGCCTGAGCGTTTGCACAGAGGGCTTTCTGGTGCCATTGAGCCAGCGGCCGACAGCGTCTCGCGTGACCCCGAGGAACTCGGCAATCCCGATCGCCGTCTCGCCGCGGTGGCGGAGCGCTTTCCGCATGCGGTCGGTGAGGTCGAACTCGGGGATCACGCCCGTCTCAGCATCTGCCGGCATGGGATCCATTCTCCCACATTTATGGCGATTGGTCGCAAATGTGGACAGACCCATCGCTTCCGTGACAAGATCGCCACCACAACAGCAAAAAGGCCCGCCGCGAGCGGTAACTCGCGACGGGCAGTGTCCGACTATTGAGGAGTCGAACAGTGTCAGAGCATACCTCTCTCAAGAACGAGATCAAGCGAGACCTACGTCTCGCTGAAGAGCTCGCCGCTACCCCGTGCGCAGCCCCCAACGTCGAGCCGTTCGTGAAGGTTCCGGTGGCCGTACTCGAGGCCGGACTGACCCCGCAGGCGTTCAAGCTGTACGCGGCAATCCGCCGGCACGCGGATAACGAGACCCTCGAAACCTACGTGGGGCGCGAGCGGCTGGCCGAATACCTGGGCATGACGAAGGTTGCCAGCATCGACCGATACACCCGCGAACTCGTCGCAGCCGGACTCATCACCTCCGCCGAGCGGTGGAAGTCGAAGCGAGACAGTCGGGACTGGGTCCACAAGAAAGACGCCGATCACACGGTGCGTGGATCGAATCTGTACGCCATCACGGCAGGTCAGGGCGGGTCCTTTTCTGGGGGCCAGGCTGGTCCTTTCCTGGGGACCAAGGTGGCCCCCCAAAAGGGACACGAACTAGACCCCTCTAACCAAACCCCTGTAACTACCTCCGAAAAGACCTCGGTCGGCGGGGCCGCCCGCCCTGCGAAGTCTGTGGATAAGTCGATGCTCGGGGAGAAGGCGACGACTGCCCGGCCGCTGCATCCCGATTGGACGCCGAACAACGCGAACAGGTCGGTGGCGGCTGAGGTCGGCATTGACGTCGAGGTCGCGGCCGAGGCGTTCCGTGCGGAGATGGCCGGCGAGCGACGCAAGGGCTGGGGTGCAGCGTTCTCGGAGTGGCTGCGGTCGAAGCGTTCCGAGGATGCGGTGACGTCAGCTGCGGTCGACGCTGCGGTCGATGCCGTGGCGCAGGCGGTTCGGGCTGCGGCCCCGACCGATGGCATCGAGGTTGAGCAGGTGCGGCCGGGAGCGGCCCCCGAACGGGCCACGGTCGGGTTTTCGCCGGTCGTCGTCGATGGGATCACGTGGGTTGGGCAGCGGCTCGGCAGCCTGTCGGATACCGAGCGCCTGCTGGCGGGTGAGCTACTCGCCCGTGGTGTCATGCGCTCAGAGGTGTGGACAACGCTCCAGGACGAACGCAACCGCCCAGGCGGCGCCCACGCCACGACCTGGTCGGCGGTGGCGGCATGACGATCGACGACAAGCTCGAGCAGCTCCTCGCCACCTCCCGCGCACGGCTGAGCGCCGAGCTCCACGACCCGCAGCGCGAGAGCGCCGCCCACGCCTACGCCCGCAGCCTGTGGGGCCTCGAGGACGACCTCCGCGACCTGATGAACCAGATCCGCATAGGAGCTCCGCTGTGAACCGCATCCGCCTCGACGTCGTCGGCACCTACGTGATTGCCGCGCTGGCCTTCGCACTCTCGTACTCGAATCTGGTCGACCTCGCGGTGCGCGCCGGGTACTCGCCCGCGATGGCGTGGGCGTGGCCGCTTGCGGTCGACGGCCTGGCCGTGGTCGCTACCTCTGCTGTGATGCGTCTGCGCGAGGACCGCACCTACGCATGGATACTCCTCGGTGCGTCCACCACGGTGTCGGTTGTCGCGGGCGCTGCGGCGCACCTCCTGCCGGCGGGCCCGCTGCCGGGCTGGGCTGGCGCGGCCGTCGCAGTGATCCCGCCGCTGTGTCTCCTCGTCGCGCCGCACCTTGCCGTGCAGCTGCGACGCGACGCGGCTGGTGCGACGCATGGCGATGCGGCGCACGTGGATGACGAGCCGACTGCCACGCTCGAACCGGCCAGCAATGCGCCAGAAATTATTATTACCTCCGCTGACCAGGAACGACGCGCCGCGCCGCAGCCCGACGCACTGTTCGGCGTGCCCGTGCCGGAGGCGCGACAGAAGGCGACCGCTGCGTCGAAGTCTCGCGACGAGATACGCGATGAGGTGCTGCACCTGCTCGCGACGACGGACTTGTCGCAGCGCGCTGTCGCGGTCATGGCGGGCACGAGTGAGGCGACAGTGCGACGGATCAAGCAGCGCGACGCGGGCCCGCCGCTCGTCGCGGTTGGCGGATAGCTGCAATGTCCAATAGTCAGCTACCGACCGGTCTGGTTAGATCCTGGACATGAAACGGACAATCGCTGCAATCGCCATCGCCGCGTCTGCGCTCGCGCTCGGGGCGTGCTCGAGCTCGGACGACGGCGGTGCCGACTCGACGTCGACGACAGCGTCGGCCGCGCCCTCGACGTCCACCGCTGCGGCCGCTCCGGCAGCCGCTGCCGCACGCGAGGCGGACCCGCGCTGCGTCGCTGCCGAGGAGCAGTACACGCTCGCTGTGGCGAACGGGCTGAACGACAAGTCGCTGACCCTCGAAAACGCTCAGGTGATTGTCGACGGCGACCTCGTGTTCTACGGAGCCTCCACCGTGCGCCCGGACGGCAAGTTCGAGAACCGCTCGGACGTATGGGTCCTCAAGGGACTGATGCCGACGTCGTCCACTGGCGGGGCCAGCAGCACGACGGAGTGGCCGAAGACGAGCGCCCTCCTCAAGATCACTCCGGCTGACGAGCGTGTGCAGGCAGTTGACGCGTGCGTGGTGGCTCAGACCCGCAGTTGATGGTCGGGCCGCCAGAGACGACGAAAAGCCCCCAACCGTCCGGGATCTCCGGATAGTTGGGGGCTTCGTCATACTGTCGGCGGGCGACAGTTTCCACTGCGTCTACTAGCTGGCGACAGTCCACGAGAGGTACGTGTTCGCGCCCGCGGTGACGGTTCGATAGCTGGATCCGATGCCGCTGGAGCCGACAGCCCTGAGTGACAGGGTGTCGTTTGCGCTGAGCGAGACGGTTCCGGTCAGCGTTGCACCGGTGTTCCCGTTGGCCAGCAGCTCGGTGTCGTTCTTCACGACAGCGAACTGCACGAGGCTCCCGACCCCACCGGTCTGGAATGTCACCTTCGCGGTGAAGTTGACGGTCATCGCGGCACCCGACTTGAGTCCGTCGTCCACGAGGTTCGTCCCCGGGAAACCGGAGCGCGGGGTCCACGAGACGATCTTGGTGGACTCCGCGAACGTGACATTGGTACCGGGAATTACCTGAGTACCAACCTTGTCCATGCCCATCGGGAACGCGTGCTCGACGATCGTGCTCGCGGTGGCGATGCCGTCCATGAACAGGTCGGCTGCCACGACACCGACGGGGGTGCCGGACACGGTCGCGGTGCCGTTCATCGCCGATTGCGCCGTCGCATAGCCCTCGATCGCGACCGATGCTGCCGCGTCCATGCTCGCGACGACGTTCGCGTGGACGACGGCCGTGGCTTCGCCGACGATGCCAGCGGCACCGTCCGACACGACACCAGCTGTCCCGGTGTAGATCGGGGTCGGGGTGGCGTTCGCGAGGCTATCCATCGTGACGCGGGCGTCGATGTTGCGGTGCACGCGCGGTTCGCCGTCCATCGACGCGTCGGCGGCGACCACCGCGATCGCCGCCAGAGTGGCCGATGGGGCCCCGCTCATCGTTGCCGCGGCGTCGCGCCACGGCAGGATCTGCCAGAGGGCCGTCACCTCGCCGTCCATCGACACCGCGGCGTCGCGCTGCGGAATCGGCGCCGGCGGGAACGAGACGATCTTCTCGTCGACGTACGGGAGCGCAGCGAGGGCAGCGTCTCTCGTCGGCAGGATGGCGAAGGCTGTTTCTGCGCGCGGGAGCGTGGCCTTTGCTGCGTCCGGCCCCGGCAGTCGGGTAGGCCCCGTGTCCGGGGCCGGTAGCCGCACGGCTACGTCCAGGCGCTGTAGTTCGCGGAGAACGACGGTGTCACCTTGATCTGGCCCGCCGGGGTGACGGTGGCGTCGACGGTGTCGATGATGTCCAGCAGTGTGGTCCCGTTCCATCGGCACATGTGGGTGACGGTGCCCATGAAGTTGAACGTGATCTGCGAGCCGGTGACGACGCCGCCGGCGGCAGACCCGAATGTGGTGGACTGCCGGGCGTACCCGTTTCCGGATGCTTCGTTCGCGGTCCCGGCCGCGCCAGGGTTGCCGGTATGCAGGCTGTAGGTGGTGCCGAGCGAAGCCCAGTGGCTCGCGAGGGCGTTCGCGGTCGATGCGACTGCCAAAGCCATGTGTGTCTCCTCAGAAGTTCTGTGTCAGATAGTTGGTGCGCATCGCGCGACCGCCCATCCACACGTGGTCGTCGGTGCTCGAGGTGGCGGCGTTCGGGTAGCGGACCATGATCTCGAAGGCGGTCCCATCGGGGATGATCGCCGCGGTGCAGGCGGTGGATTCGATGCGCCACTTCACGGTCGCGCCGTCCACGGTGCCAGGCCATGTGACGCCGTTCGCCCACTTGATCTCGATAATCGTGCCCGGCTGGATCGGGCCTGCCTCGTTCGTGCGCTCGAAGATCCAGTCGCCGTTGGTGAGTTCGATCGTCTCGTCGAGTGGTGTCCATCCGAGGGTCACGGCGCCGCCCCATCCGGAATGACACCCGTCCCAGTGCCCACTGTGGGCGGGGAATAGTTGGTCGTGTCAACGGACATACGGGTCGCCGACAGAGACGACCAGAGGGTGCCGCCGATCATTTTCCAGGACGGCGAGGTTCTGTAGCTAGCAGACACGACGACCTTGTACCCGGCATCTCCGATCTTCTCCTCGCCAGTCGGGAAGCGTTCCGCGACAACAAATTCCGGAATCAGGACTGGCTTGAAAACTGGCGGTGCGGAATAGTATCCGGCATTTGAGGAGCCAGGGAAGCGCGTCTGGGAATAGAGGCCGGTCTGAGTCACGGTCCACGGCCCAGTGGGAGTGTCGCGGTATCGGACCATCCGAAAGATCTCGACGTTCACCTCGAAATACTGGAATGCCGTATCGACAGACTGTGCCGTCACCTGCGCGTTGATGTGCCACACACCAGGAGCCAGCAGCATGATCCCCGGAGCATTCGCATACCCCAACCCTGACCATGAAGTTCCCTCGACACCATGCTTCTCGGCATTCTTGTTCGCCGTCACGTACGTGTCGAACTGGCACGGAATCCACTTGTTGACGTTGCCGCTGATGTTCCAGTTTTTCGACATCGTGAGGTTGCAGAAGCCCGCGTTGTCGTCGAGGGCTTCGACCTTGCCAATGAGCGCCCGCTGGCCGTCGCTGATGTCCGCGAGCGGGCCTTCTGAAAACTTGTCAGGGTGAGAGGGATTGAGAAAGGACGGGCCTTTGCCGAGGACTGCAGCACCGAGGTTCTTGAAAAAGTTTACGACTCCGCCGACGATATCCGTGATGACGTCGAAGATGACGCCGCCCACCGCGATCAGGCCGTCGCCGATCCCCTTCGCTACATCAGCCAGGAACTTCCCGAGCTTGTTCATGAGATCCAGTGCGAAGTCCTTGATCCCGGAGGTCGACCCAGTGAGCCGACCGCGCATTTCAGTCTCCCACTCGGCCTGGGTCTTCTGCGACCATGCGGCGATGCCGCCGAGGCCGTCGAGCATTCCATCTGGGGTTTCGGGATTGGGTGAAGTCACGAGTCACACCTCGTCTCGCAGGTCGTCGGGGATTGCCGGCAATGCGCCGCTGCGGCCGTCGCGGTCCCATCGATGGACGTCGCGGATGTACCAGATCGACAGCCGGAACTTGCTGCTCAGGTCGGCGAACTTGTCGCGCAGGTCGCGGATTTGCTTGCCCTGCCATGCGGTCACCGCGCCGATGATCGCGAGCAGGACAGGCGTCAGTGCGGTGATCACTTCAGTGACCACCGTCAGCCCTCGCGGTTCTTGACGTACTTCTCGAGCTCGTCGACCTGCCGCTCAGTCACGCCGTTCGGCGTGAACTTGATGCCGACGACGGTGCCGAAACTGACGAGCACCAGCACGCCGGTCGTGATGTTCGCGGGCACGTCGACGCCGGCGGACACCACCGCCCACAGCAGTGCCACGACCAGGCCGACGGCCGCGGTCGCAGTGTTCGCGTAGCGCTTGATGATCGGCTGATCGGCCAGCTTCGCGCGAAGGATACCGGTGATCAGGTTGGGGTTCATCACATCACGTCCTTGAATCCGGGGATGCCGAGCTTCTGGCCGATGACCGCGAGCGCGTCGACGACGGTGCGGTTGCCGAGCTGCGGCCAACCGGGGTACTTGCCAAGCTCTGCGCTGCCAGTGAGCTGGTCTCGGATTTCCTGCTCGATATTCATGCCGCCTCCTGCGGGTGGTGTGGGTGTGGCGCCGCCACGGGCGTAGTTGATGACGACGTCGTACGGGAAGCCGGTGCCCGGATCCCAGTGGTCGGAGCCGCCGAACGCCTGCGAGCATTCGTTATGTCCGGCGATGCCTTTCGAGCCCGCCTTGAGCTGGGTGGCGTTCAGGCGTGAGAGCGGGATTCCGTAGTCCTTCGACCACTTCGCGACAACCTCACCCGCCTTGCGGAGCGCCTTGTCGTAGTCGCGGAGCCACACCTCGCGGGACGTGGCGGCCTGACCGACGACGGAGATATGCAGTCCGCGGCCGTTGGCCTGGTCCGACCCGGCCGCCCATGGGATGTAGTTGTCGTCGTTCGAGCGGACTGAGGTGCCGAACTTGTCGACGAGCACGTTGTAGGAGCCGCCGGCGCTGGGGCTCTGCTGATACCGGGCCACATCCTGCGCGGTCGTGTTCCCGCTGTTCTCGGTGGTGTGGAAGATGATCCACGCCAGGGAGCCGGTGTTGCGGGGCCCGCTGTCGTTGCTGGTGTAGATGTCGACGTCAGCCTTGTACTGCGCCATCCTCGTGCTCCTCTCCTTGCATTGATCCCTCGGCCTTCACCTGGTCGAGGGCGTCGTCCAGTTCCTTCCGCAGATGCGGCGGCAGTGCGCGGACGAGGTCGATAGCCTCCGATGTGGGCGGGTCCGGCTCGTCGATGGGAACCCACGTGCCGGCGCCGGTGAGCCACGCCTCTTCCGACTGAGGGAGCCGCAGCTTCAACGTCGGATCGGCGCCGAGTCGAGCGCCCAACTCGTACATGCGCTTCGAGACGAGCCGGTAGTACTCGAATGGAAGGATCGCGAGCGCGCCCTTCAGCTCCGGCAGCGACGCGAACATCCAGAGGAACATCTCCTCCGGATCGTCGAGATCGCAGTTCTCCCGCGTCGGGATCTCTTCAACCTTCACGACATCACCCCCAGTTCCTTCAGATCGGATTTGCCCTTGTCGATGGCGGCCATGAGGCGGACCAGCGGATCCTGCTGCAGCGCTTCGCCGCCCAGGACGATCTCGTAGTCGGGATCGCGGTCGACGCCCCACCCGAAGATGGTTTTCGACACCCGCTCGACGTGGATCCTCTGCGTGATGTCGCCGGGGATGCGGGTCGCGATCCGGTCGCCCTTCCCGAAGTGGCCGATGCCGGGCGCGCCAATGACGTACGGCGCGGCGTTGGCGATTTCCATCGACCCGGAGAACACGGTGCGCGTCTCGTACGCGCCGGCGCGCAGCACGGCCAGCGAATCGAGCGTGTACGCCTTCCCACCGGACGCGATGAAGAACTCGAAGTACCGGAAGTCGCCCGAGACCTGCGCGCGCTTGAGCAGTTTCACCGCGATCCATGCGAGGACTGTGTCCTCGTAGAACGGTTTGAGGATCGCGTCGATCGAGCCACCGACAGACCCGACCTGTAGAAGATTGCCGACGACATCGAACACGCCCTGCACGAGCGCGCTCATCGTCTCGTTCACGCCAGGCATCGAGTGCCCGCCGGTGACGAGCTGCACCGCGCGCGCCGGCCGCTGCTTGAAGCTTGATCGGATCACGCCCGGGCTGTCCGGCGGGTAGTAGACGTACGGCACCCGGGGATCGGTGCGGCGGTCGCCGGGCACGCGGTAGTCACCGACGACCGGCATGTCGGTGATCTGTTCCTCGATGTTCTCAACGAAGTCGTCGGTGTACGAGCGGATCGTCCGGACCAACCCGTCGAACAGCGTGCCGCCGTTCGAGGTGCCGGCCTCGACGCCAGACTTGTCCTCGACCCACACCACGAGAGCGCCGTGACGCAGCTTCGCCCCGGGCCAGGGCAGCGGGTCGCCTTCAAGCCACCGGCGCCACTGCAGCGATAGCTCGCCGTCCGCGAGCATCGCCTGCGCGGCCTCATGCCAGTATTTGAATCGGGACGTGAGGACGCCCCACGGGACGCCCTTCGCCATCCACTCCATGAAGCTGGACGGCTTCACGACGACGGTCCAGTTCGCCATGTCGAAGCCCTCCCACCAGGAGGACACCTTGAGAGGGTCGTCCGGGAGGGTGAAGATCGGCATGTTCTCGCGGCACAGGTTGATGTGCAGTGCCGTCAGCACGACCCATGGCGACGGTCCGGCGAGCCCGAAAATCTTGATCGGCTGGAATGCCGCCGGCATCACCGGCGTCGCCCATAGCAGTTTCGTGCGCAACTGTTCGAAATCGCTGAGGAACGTTGCGATCAACACCGAGTTGCCGAACTCGTCCGTCTGGACGTCGGTCTCCTCGAGCAGCCCAGACCACCGAATCCCCATGTGGTCGACGGAGATCAGGACGTTGCGCTTCTCGCCGCGCTTGATCCGCCCGTACATGTCGTTGAGCCACTGCGCTTGCGGGAACTCGAAGTCGATCGACAGGGTGCCGACACCGGTGTCGTTGTCCGGGTCCTCCCACTTCGCTTCGTTCTCGCACTCGACGATGTGCGCGAGGTCGGCGTTCGCGCCAGTCCACAGCCGCACCAACGGCGGCGTGCGACGCATCTGCTCGAGCTCCCGATGCTGCCGCTCGGTGGCCTCCCAGATCGCCGCGCACTGCTCGGCGAGCGACAGATCGAAGTCGACGACACTCACAGCAGCTCACCTCCCCACGGCTTCGGCCACAGCCGCGGCTGATGTAGCTCCGCCCGGGCCCCGCCCGCCGGCGCGCCGGTGTACGAGATCGGGAGCTTCGTCGGTGGCGTGTACGGCGGGATCTTGTGCATGAAGAACTGACGGCCACCGTTATCGCCCAACAGGTTCGTGCCCGACCAGGATTCGAGCATCAGCCGCATCGGGTCGTAGTTGATCCGCGCGCCCGCGTGTACCGAGTCGATCGGCAGCAGCGGGACGACCCGGCCGCCGAAGCGTCCACCCGGAACCCGCTTCCCCTTCGGCCCCACCCACGACGTGTCCGGGATCGTCCACGTCGCGCGAGTGAGGACCCAGGTCTGCATCATCGTGAGCGGTGTGGGGTTCGAAACCTCGATGAACCCAGACGCAGATGTGCTGGTGCCCTCGAAGGGCGTGACCTTCGTGCGCCCTTCCCAGAACGGCTGCCCGGACCTGACCTTGTAGATCGGGTTCAGGTACTGCTCATCCTCGAGGGTCGGATCGAACTCGGGATCAAGGTCCGTGTCGTCGTACCGCTGGATGAACAGACGGCGGGTGTCCCGCTTCGACTTGACGACGATCCGAGCGAGCTGCTCGTCCTCGTCCCATTCATCTGGTGCGTCGGTGATCATCTGGTCGAGCAGCGAGTCCAACTGCTCGATGTCCATGTCGGTTTCGTCGCCGAACAGGTGCAGACCCAGCGTCACGTCCCGCCACGGGAACGTGCGGTTCTTGAACCGGCCACCACGTTCCCGCGCGGCACGCTTCCACTCCGACGAGATCGGCGCCCCGTAGATGCCCTGTAGCTGCCCGGCTTTGATCATGACGCCCTGGCGGCCGGCGTTGCGTCCAGAGAGATCGAGCCGATATCCATTCGCGCCGATCAGCGCAATGTCGAGCATCACTACCTCCCGAAACGCATGATGGCGATCCGCTGCTGGTTCGCCTGGTCGCGCTGCCAGGAGTCCTGGTCTGCGATCGTCTGGTTGTTGTTGTTGATGATCTGGACCCGCGGACCGCCGCCGACGCCCGAGCCGACCAGCTCGTCGACCTTGCTGATGTTCGCCTCCGCGATGTCCCAGTGCTCCGGCTTCAGGATCGGTTCTGGCTTACTCAACGCGTTGTAGGAGAACGAGTTCGGCATCAGCCAGCCACCGTTGTCGAACAGGCCAGTGCCCTTGAAGAACGCGTTCATGTCCGCAATCCACGGGATGATGTTCGGGTCGCCGTCGATGCCGTTTTCGACCGCCGTCGGTGCGGGTGTTGCCGCGCCGGCCGTGGTGTCGGGCGTGATCGTGTACCGGTCCGCCGTGTCGAGAATGTCGCCGATCCCGAGTATCTCGACTGCCGAGTCCGCCCAGATGCCACCGATGTCGGAGCCCATCTGGCGGATTCGCTCGCGGCCAGAGAACGCCCGTTCCGGCTGCTGCGTCGATGCGCCAGAGGGGTCGATCGGCGGCATCGCCCCACCGCCGGCGTCGGTGGGGAATCCGGTCAGCGGTTCGAGTTGCTGCACGTTCGGCTGAATCAGCTGTGCCACCATCATCGGCAGGTGCGCGTGATCGGTGAACATCGGATCGTTGGCGCCGGCTGCGGGGCCGCCGTACTGACCATTCCCGCGTGCGCCGCCCATCTCGAAGTTCACACCGTTAGGCAGTGTGGCCGCGGTGTGGCCGCCGGCCGGGCCGCCGTTGAGCCAGCCCACCTGCAGGGACCCGGACGGGCCGCGACCCGGCTTGAACCCGCGGGCGGCGAGTTCGGCGCCTTCGGTCATCGTCGCGAACCGCGTCGCGAACGGATCCCGGCCGGTCGCGTAGTTCGCCAGGGCTGAGACGGCGCCGGAGCAGTCACCCCAGTTCACGCCGCCCAGTACGTACTGCGTGCCCTCGACGCCCTTGGCGAAGTTCGCAAGCTGATCCGGCGAGACCACACCACCGTCGGCGAAGCGCGGTAGCCGCGAGATCATATCCCGCAACGCGAGGATCGACCCGACGACCGGATGGTCCTCGTCGACCCCGAATGCGTCCCGCAGGTTCCTGGTGTAGTCGCCTTCCGCGAGCAGCGACCGAGCACCGAGTGCACCAGCGATGAGCGGCGAGTCCTCCTCGATCCCGAAGGGATTCGATCGGAACTCGCCTCCGGTGAGCGCGTGGAGGAACTCGGCCGGCGGAGTCCAGCCTGCGTTGATCGCCTGCAGCAGCGGCAGGTTCGCGGCGGTGGCCTGCGCGTTGACGACCATCTCTTTGGTGGACACCAGGGCGGTCGGGATCCCGAACGCGTCGACACCGAGAATCGAGTCCGACGTCGGGGTACCCGGACCCCACAGCATGCCGTCCTTTCGGCGGCCAGCGAGGCCACCGGCCGCGAGCATCGGCAGATCTGGCAGTCCGAGGGTGAACCCGTCCCACTTGATCGGCCCGACCTCGAAGCCAGGGATCCGGAACTCGATCGCGTTCCACGCCTGGATGATCCAGTTGATCGCACCCTTGAAGGCGTTCTTAATCCCGTCCCACATGCCCGACGCGGCCGAGGAGATCTTGCCTGGCAGGCCAGTCACGAAGCCGACGACGTCGTTCCACTTGCCGACGATCCAGTCCTTGACCTCGCCGACCTTGTCGCCGACTGCACCGAATGCGCCTTTGAGCATCTCGAAGCCAGAAGACAGGACACCCCAGGCCCAGTCCCATGCTGCAGTGACGGCACCCCAGACTGCGCCCCAGAGATCCTGGAACCAGGTCGTTTTCGTGGCGATCAGCACGACCGCCGCGACCAAGCCCGCGATCGCGGCGATGATCAGCCCGACGGGGTTGAGCATCATCGTGCCGTTGAGGAGCATCTGCGCCGTGTTCCATGCCACGGTCGCGATCTGGATGATCTTCACCGTGGCTGCGTAGCCAGCGAGCGCACCGAAGAACGGAGCCGCCACCAGTGCAAGCGTTTTCAGAGTGTCGGTGTTATTCATGACCCACGTCGCCATGTCGCCGAGCGCGTCGGTCAGTCCGCCCTGGATGGTGTTCTTCAGCTGATCGAGTGCATAGCCCGGGCCGGAGTTGACGGCATCGGAGACGGTCCCCATCGTCCCCTCGAAGCCCGCCATCGTCTCGCCGGCCGACGCCATCCCGTCGAGGAATCCTGGAATCTGATCCTTGCCAAGATCCTCGAGCGGGGTACCGAAGAGCGCAACCGCGGCGGCCGCCTGCTCGGCAGGGTCGTCCATCCCGTTAAGGCCGTTGACTATGTCGTTGAAGGCCTTGTTCGCAGCATCCCCGCCCTGCAATAGGGCGTTCGCGGTCTCATCGCCAGCGAGCCCTAGCTCCTTCAGCGCGTCCTGCGCTCCTGTGTCGCCGAGGTCAGTCGCCTTGATCGACAGCTCTTTGATGGCATCGCCGACCTTGTCCATCTGAATCTTGCCGCCGTCAGCAGCGTTGGCGAGTAGGCCGAACGCCTGCTCCCCGTTCATGCCCATGGATGCGAAGAACTGGCCGTACTCGTTCATCAGGTCGGGAAGTTCTTCACGCATTGCGAGGTCGGTTCGCTGCCAGCCTGCGGCCATCAGATCGAACGCCTCAGTGCTGTTCGCGGCGAGGCCATTCGTGATGAGCTGATCCGCCATCTGGACCGACTCAGCGACGTCCGTTCCGAAGGTGTCCGAGAACGTCACCGCAGCGGCTGCGATCTGGTCGATGGACTTCTCGCCCTCGGAACCCGCCACCTCGAACGTGGACGCGACCGCAGCGATCGCATCTGCCGCGTCCTCCATCGATCCGGACAACCCCTGCTTGTACAGAGTTCCGGCGGCGTCGCCGTACTCCTTAGCGAGCTCCGGGGTTGCGCCGAGCTGTGCGCCGAGACGTGACTCGATGTTCAGGTTGTCGAGTGCCTGCATCCCGAGTTCGACCGCACCGCCGATGCCGGCTGCGGCGATCGCGAAGTTCTTGAGCTGGTCGATGCCGTTGTCGACACCGCTGCCCATATCCTCGACCGAGTTTGAGAACCCGACGAGCTGTTGGCTGGCCTGCTGCGCGGAATCGCCAGCCTCCTCCGTGGCCTGGGTGACCCGCTCCTGCGCCCGCTCTAGCTGCTTCAGTGCAGCCTCGGACGCCCCGACAGTCTGGTTGTGCTTCTCGCGCGCCTGTCTGACGCGCTCCTCCGCGGCCGCCAGCTGCGACGTCTTCGCCTTGCCTGAGTCGCGGAGCTCCTGCAGCTTCAGCTCTTCGACGTTCAGCTTCGCGGCCGCGCTCATCTCGGCCTGGCGGGACTGCTCGATCTTCCGCGACGCGGTCTTAACTGCAGCCTCGGCCTTCGCGAGACCGTCCGCGATGCCGTTGCCGAGCTCCTGGCCAGCCTGCTGCCCAGCCTGGCCCATCGGCCCCTGTAGCTGACTCGACACCTGCGAGGCGATGCCCGGGATCACGGGCACGATCTGCACCGAGGCCCAGCCGATTGAGGTTGCCACCTACGTGTCTCCGTTCAGCTTGCGACGCCGAGCAGCGAAACGTGCTTCCGCCCTGGCGATCTGCTTGTCGGTGACCTGCGCCTGCTTCTTCGCGGACTTCGGTCGAGATGGGTGATCGGTGGGCTTGGCTCCACGCTTCTTGCCCGAGTTGGCGCGCAGCGCCCATAGGTCGGCCAGGAGATGATCGGTGATCGACCACGGCATCCGGCCGCCGTTGGCGTCGATGGCGAGGGCAGACTCGCGCGGCAGGCCGTTCTGGAGGCGAACCCAGACCTGCCGCAGCGTCAGCAGTGGCCGACCCTCGTCGTCGGTACGCCATAGGTCGCGGAGGTCGCGCCGGTAGAACTGGTCGAGATCAGCCTCGACCAGGTCCGCCTTCTCGGCAATCAGCCGCAGGAGCCCTAGGAGTTTCCCGAGCCGCCGGTACCGAGCTCCTCGCCGACGAGGTCCCACATCTCGCGGGCGGCCTCGGTCGGCTTCTTGCCGGCCTCCATGGCGCGCTGACAGAACGTCACGAAGCCCTGCTGGCCGAGGACCTGAACGAGCATCCCGGGGATGTTGCCGACGGCGCTGGCGGCGAAGAACTGCCAGTTGTCCTGCAGCGCAGAGCGGCGGATCCGGAACTCGTCACCGAATGCAGTGACGATGATCTCGACGTCCTCAACCTCGGCCTGCTGGGCGAGCTTCTTCGGCTTCTTCGGCTTCTTCGGCTTGCGGTCCTGCGGCCTCGGGGCGTTGGCAGGGATCCGGCGGGCGGCCGTGCGCTCAGCCTCCTCGGCGCGCAACTCGGCGGCTTCGAGGCGTCGCAGCAGCTCGTCCCTCTCCTCGTCCACGTCGGGCCCAATTGCCTCGGGTTCGTCGTTCTCGAAGTCGTCGAAGTCGTTGTCGTAAGGCATGAGTGTGCAGCTCCTAGTTCGTGTCCCGCCAGACGGCGGGTGCGATCGCCGCGACCACGCGGTCGGCGGCGGAAGTGTTGAGCCCGGCCTCGATGAGCCGGGCGTGCGTCGAGGTGATCTGGTCCACGAATCGGCCGGGCTCGCCAGGCTCGTCGTCAGGCATGGCTTCGGCGAGGAGGATCGCTTTCGCGACCTTGGAGCGCTGAGCGCCGCGAATCGGTCCCTCGATACCGAGTTCCCGGGCGGCCGCGGTGATCTCAGCGTCGGATGGGATGCGCGGCATTGTGTCCCCCTGTGCAGCGAGAGATGGAACCGGCCGCCCGCGGGCTGCACACCGCGGGCGGCCGGGGCACTACGCGGCGACGACTGTGACGGTGCCGGCAGGGGTGAGCGCTGCCGACGGGCTCGCGAGAGTGCCGCCGTTCTTGAGGGTGACGGTGAAGGGGCCGCCGGCGGATCCGGTGACCGTCACGTTCCCGGCGCCCACGATCGCCTCGAGCGCGGTCTTGACCGCGGCGCTGGTGGCGTCGAATGCGATACCGACGACGGTCTGCATGTCGACACGTAGCGGGAAAGTGCCGGCGGTCGTTCCGGCGGGCACCGTGACGGTCCAGCTCGTCGGGTCTCCGCCGGTCTGGTTCGCGGTGCCGAGCAGGTGACCATCCGCATCGGACATGATGTCCGCGGTGATCGGGAAGGTCCGGATTCCAGACTCAGACTTGGTCCACGCACCCGTGGTCAACAGGGCGGGTCGGCAGGTGTACTCAACCTCTTCGACGCCGTCCTCGCGGGTGACGATGAGCAGGGTGCGCTCGATACCCTTCGGTACGGAGATGAACCCGGCATCCTTGCCGTAGGCGATGCCCGCGGTGATCGCGTTGCGCTCGAGCGCGTTGAACGACAGCTCGAGGGTGCCCTTGCTGGTCTTGCCCTTGAATCGCGGGTGGCCCCACCCGTCGTAGAACGTCTTCTCGACGCCGGGCGTGTAGGTCACACCCTCAGTGCCGAGGAGGCCGAAGTCGAGCCACATCGAGCCGGGCGCATCTCCGGGCGTGGGGATGGCGGCCGAGAGCGGGCCGGCGTAGGCGGGGTCGAGGATGTAGATCTCACCCTCGTCGAAGACGGAAGCGTTGTCGGCGTTGATGACAGCCATGACAAATAGCCCCTTTCCGGGGAACGGGCCGCCGCGCGGCGGTCAGAACGGTTGAGTGCGTGCGCGAGTGCGCACGGTGAATCCGGCAATGAACCCGCCGGTGCTGGGGTCACGGTCGTCGAGGAGTCCCGTACCGGGCCGTACTCCGATGCCTGGCACTCGAATCGCGAGCAGCCACCCCATGCAGAGGCCTGCAATTCGGCGTGCCTCCGTGCGACCGGCCGCGTAGACGGTGACGCGGACCTGGTCGCCGGTGTAGACCGGCCACTCATCCACCCCTCCGCCGTCGCCGCCGACCACCACCGCGGGAGGGAAGTCGGGCGTCCACTTCGGCGGCAGGTTCTGTGCGACCGTCACGCCCTGGTTGCCGGCCATCTGAATGGCGAGGAAGTCCTTCACCGGCACAACGTGATCGACGGGGATCCTGCGGGCCCTCATCGCGACTTCACCTCGAGCCCGACCATGCCCGCAGCCTTCGTGAGAGCGCCTCGCTTGAGCTGCATCCCGCGGCCGCCGGGATGCTTGATCGCGACCGAGGCGACGTGACGGTCCGTGGTGTACGTGTCGATGCCAACCTCCACGTCGTCGTCGAGAAGCCCGCGCGCGTTCGCGGCGATGTCGGATGCGATGCCGTCGACCATCGCGACGATCTCCTGCGACTTCAGTAGCTTCTGGATGCCCTCGTGGTCGAGTTGGAACTTGACCGCTTTTGGCATGTCATCCCCTCTCGATCACCGCCAGCACCTCGAGCCCGCGGCGGCCAGTGCCGAACGCGCTGCGCCAATCGAGGATCCGCACGTCGCAGACCAGGCCTCTGATCTCGAGCTGGTCGTCGTCGGTCAGGTCCGGTGCGGGCATGAAGTAGGCGGTGTACTGGATGGAGTCGCCGTTGCGTGCCATCGATGAGTTGCGCCGGGACGCGCCCGGTGCGATCGCCTTGGCCTGCAGAGGCTCGCGCGTTTCAGTCGATGGGATCGGATCGTTGTTCGAGTCCAGTCCGCCGGGGCTCGTGCGAATCCGGTAGACGGTCTCGCTCATGGCAGCCTCGGTAGCCGGTAGCGGTCGAGCACGGCTAGCTCGTGCGCGAAGAAGCTCACGCCGCCCTGGCTCGCGCCGAACGAGAACGGGCCGATCGTCTCCTCACCGCCGCCGAGTTCGGACTGCGCGGCGCGAGCCATTGCGTCCATCGCGACCGTGATCAGATCGGGCGCCGTGGCGTAACCGTGCGAAATGGTGACCTCGACGCCGCGGTACCGGTCCGGCCAGCTGCCTCGCAACGTGCCGTCCGAGGACCACTCGACGTCCGGAACTGCCGCACCCCGTACCCGAACCTCGGAGACCGAGACCAGGTGCAGGGTGGGCAGATCCAGAATCGTTCCGCCATTGCCGTCGACGGTCAGTGTCTCGTTGACGACGGGGGTGACGTGCCATCCACAGTAGTTGCGGATGGCCGCCGACACCCCGTCGACCTGCACCTGGGTTACCCCTTGGCCGCTCAGCAGTTCCTCGAGCTTGTCGACGCTGATGAGCGGTTCCATGTCAGGCCCCCTTATTGCGGACGCGGGTGCGCGCCTTCGTCGCCGGCGCCGAGTTCCGCACGTACGGCTCGACGCCGAGGCGCGCGGCCTCGGCATCGTCGAGCTGCACCGTGTGGGGGATGCCGGCGATCTCGATCAGGTACTCGCGCATCACGGCTTGACGGCCGCAGTGCCGAGGGTGAGCTTCACCAGGCCCAGCGGCCGGCGGACGGCGAGCGCGACGCGCTCCTCGGCTCGGATGGTCACCAGGTTGTTGGTGAAGTCGTCGGTGTGCGAGTTGGTCGCCTCGACGCGGACGCCACCCTTTCGGTACAGGGTCGCGGACTGCGCGAACGCGCCGACCAGGACCGTGCCCGCGGCGATGGCCGGAGTGACGACCGTCCGCATGCCCCACAGCGGCGGATCGACAGGGACGCCACCGACGCCATACTGGCCCGCGAAGAAGCCGCCGCCGAAGTACTGGCCGTTCGCGTCCTTCGAGAGGCGGAAGGTCTGGTAGTCGACGGGGTTGATCACGATGCCGTCGGCGTTGAGGCCAGAGGCGGTCGAGATCTTGGTCATCGCGCGGAACACTGCGTCTGGGTTGTCGCCGATCCAGGTGCCAACCTCGGTCTGGATGCCCGGTCGGGTCAGCAGGCCGGTGAGGTTCTGGCCGGTGCCGTTGCCGTTGAGGAGCTGCGCCTCTTCGAACGCGGCGAGGTCGTAGAGCAGGCGGCCGTCGATCTCCGACTTGAGGAACGGGGCATCCTCGATGAACTCGTCGGACAGCTTGATGAACCCGGCGATCTTCTTCAGCGCGTCGACGACAGCCGTCGGGTTGACGTAGTGCATCTGAGGCTTTGCGCCGGCCTCGGCGACGGTGGCAAATCCGCCCTCGCGCGCACCTTCGACGAGGTAGCTGATCGCGTTGCCGCTGATCTGACCCTTACCGAGCAGGTCGGCGATGGTCAGCTTCGGCCGGTACGCCTGGACGACGTTCTTGTCGTAGTCGGTGAGCAGCGGAACGCCCGCGGCCCAGCCGGTGACGACGTGGCTGTCGGCCGCGGCCTTGAACTCGGTCTCGGATGTGATGGAGAATCGCTGGCCCTTGACGGCCAGCAGTGCGTCGGCCGCCTCCTTGACGAAGTGGTCGCCGAGCGAGGTGGCCTTCACCTTGGCGCCGCCACGCTTCGGGGCGCCGTCGCCGCCCGGATCCATGGGCTGGGTGCCGCCGTCGCCCGAGCTGCCACCGAGGGCGCCGAGTGCGGACAGGAGCTGATCGCCCTTGAGTTGAGCCGCCAGCTTCTCGTCGATGCCCTGAACCTCGGTGATGAGCTCCTGGACGGCCGTAGCCTCCTCGGTGGTCAGCTCGACGCCGGCCGCCTTCGCGCCGTCCATGGTTTCCTGCGCCTTCGCCATCAGCTCGGCGCGCTTCTGCTTGAGGTTCACTGTGAACCCCCTTCTGGCTCATGGAGCCTGAGTAGTTGCATGGTGAGCGCCAGGGAGACGGACGGGCTTGGCGTGGCCTGGTCCGGCGACTTGGTCGTCCCGGTAGGCGGTTCCGCACCGCTGGTCTGGTCCTGGTCTTTCTGGTCTTCGCCCTCTTGGGGGAGTACGGCTTTGAGTGAGGCGGCAGCGGCGAGCAGCTGATCGACTGTCTCGCGGATCGTGGTCTCGTTCTTCGCGGAGAGGACGCGGCCAGCCTTCGCGGCGAGCGCATCCGTCGCCGACTTCACGGCCAGGATCTCGGTCTCCTGGTTCGCGCCGATCGGCACGACGGACACCTCGTAGAGCTTTACCTCGTCGAGCGAGACATGGTCGGGCAGGCCGTCGGCCGCCTTGACGTCGTGCTTGGCCACCACGTCGAACGCGAACGACATCTGACCAACCCTGCCGCCCTTGAGTAGTCGGTATACCTGGGCGCCCTTCGGCGACTCCATGTCGAGCTGCGCGTGGATCTTGAGTCCGCGCTCGTCCTCGACGGCCGACAGGACAGACCCGACGTTGTAATCGGGGTCGGACATGTTGTGACCCCACAGGACCGGCAGCACGCCGCCGGACTCTGACCACTCCTTGAGGGTGGTCGTGAACGCGCCCTTGGCGACCACCTCGCCGTACGAGTCGACATTGCCGAATACGCTGGCGTAGCCGATGAACTCACCCTCGGCGAGCCCGTCAGTCTCATCCTGCTTGACGCGGATCGCGAAGTCCTTGAGCTTCACGGCTGCACCTCCTCGGTGTCAGTTGGTTCGCCGGTCAGGTCCTCTGTGATGGACTCGTCCACCACGCCGTCGGGTTCGACAGGCTTCTGGACCGTGACCGGCAGCAGTCCGAGGTGCTTGACGGGATCCAGTCCCACGAGGGCTAGTGCGCCCTGGGGGTCGAATCCGGATCGAATGAGCGCTGAGGCGGCATCGATGAGGAGCTTGAGGTCGCTGGCGGTGTAGACCTTCTCGGCCTGATCGCCCTCCGGAACAGCTAGGTTCAGCGGGGTAATGAGCTTCTCTGCATCGCCGCCGAGTGCTGGCATGTTCTGCGTACCGCGAGCCTCATCTGCAGTCATCCATGGCCGACCGACAGCGGTCTGCAGTGACGCTGCTTCCTCCTCGAAGGAGCCGCGCATCTTCTCCTTGACGTTGAACTCGACGAACTGCCCCGGCGCGATACGCGGCGCGAGGAAGGTGTTGATGCGGTCCTGGATCATCCGCAGCGTCGGGCCGAGCGTGTCGGAGTAGAGCATCCGCGAGAACTCCTTGACGTTGGAGTAGTTCGCGTTGTCGAGGATCCCGACCATCACCGGGTTGACGTGGTAGACGCTCGCAACCGTGGTCAGGGCCAACTTCGCCGCATCGACGTACTCATCTTCCTTCGACGAGAAGCCGAGCTTCTTGAGCTCCATCCCGTCTTCGAGCAGCGGCGTCCCGCCGGCGTTGCGGCCGTCGCCCGAGTACGAGTCGCGGTACTGCTTGGCGAACTTCGACTTAGCCTCAGGCGACCAGGCCGGCGCACCAACTGGGCGGGTCATGTAGGCATCGACGCGGCCGCCGTTGTCCCATCGCTGCTGCCGGTACTGCTGCGCAGAGATCTGCTCGCGCAGGACCGCCTTGAGGGCGGAGACCGGCGACTCGCCAATGCGTGAGTCCGTTGGCGCCCAGCCATGGAAGACGAGCATGTCCTCAGCCGGGACGATGACGGTCTCGGTGATCTCAGGTAGCGCGAGCTCGTAGTGCGCGATCGCGAACGGTCCGTCAGCCTTGGCCTCGGTCACCCACGTCGGGGGGATGGGCCGGATGGTCCAGCCCGAGTCAGACTTGGAGTCTTCGGTGACCACCCAATACGCAGTGTCATACAGGGCCAGCGTTGCGACCAGGTCGTGCAGCATTTCATACGTGGTCTGTTGCGGGTTCGGCTTGGCGATAAGCGCAGCGAGCGCGCCATCTCGTACCCGTGAGTGGTTACCGTCGGGCGATGCCTCGAACGAATGTAGGCCGAGTTGGGCGACGTTGCGGGCAAGGAAGTTGACGACCGTGCGCAGGTTCGGCTGGTCGCGCCACAGCTTTTCGACCGACTGTCCGCGTAGGCCATCGAGGTTGACGACGACCGCAGGTGCCGATCCTGCAGACGCTCCTGCCTGAGCCTTAGTGCCGAAGCCGAAGAAGGACGCAATGCCCATGTGCTTTGCCTCCTACAGCATGACGAAATCGGAGTCCTCGTAGACCGAATCTGGTTGTGGCTCTTCGGCCTCGGCCCAAAGTCCGAAGCGAGCTAGGGCCGCAGCGACGATCGGCGTTATGTCGTCCTCGCTGCGTCGGTCGAACGCCCACGCGCCGGCGGTTCCGACGTTCTTCTTCTCGGCCGTCGACAATGCATCGACGAACGCCTGGTCGCCGGTGTGCGATAGCAGGTCGTCGTCGAGGTCGTCGTCGATGGCACCGCACGCCTGCGCGAGCTGGCCTTCGGACGCCCAGGTGATCTCAATGCCCGCGTCGGTGAGCTCATGCTCGAGCGACGCGGCTGGCGACGACTTCGCGAGCACTACGGCGCGGAGTCGTTGCACCTCCCGCACACGGGCCAGCGCGGCGATCGCTTCTCGTGTCGATGCCCGGACAATCACCTCGAGGTGAGCGCCACCGTCAGCGCGCGGAGTCGCCGCAGCGATCGTGCACATCGATCGGTCTGGTGACATGTCGAAGCCGACCGCCGGTAGGCCGTCGGATAGGTCGGGGTTCGCCCTCCGGCGCGACGCCCAGAGGTCTAGATCTATAGCTGGTTCAAACTCGGCTGCGTCCAACTCCACCGGCCAATCGCCACGTCCGAGGATCTCGACGTCAAAGCTCTTGCGCCCTGCCTTGGTGGCGAAGCCGCGCATCAGCTTCCGAATCTTCGAAGCTGTCTGGATGACGCCATAGCTCGGGTTCGCGTACTGCCACGTGGCTTCGTCCTCGCGGTCCATATCCTCGGGTGCGCAGTACTCAGCGAAGTACAGCTCACGCTCGCCTGCGATACCGCGGGCCCGGATGGCGGTAAGCACCAGGCCGTTCACATGCTCGTCCTGATTCACCGCCGACGACGTGTAGATCGTCTGCGGATCCTTGGCGGCTAGCTGCGCCGGACCGAGCGCCGACATCTCGCCGTCGGTGAGGTTGTACGCCTCGTCGTAGATGACAAGGTCGAGCTTCGTTAGGCCACGGCCGGCGTCCGCCGAGCGGGTCGTGAACACAACCTTCGCGCCGGACTTGAGTTCGATCACCCCTCGACCCTGCGAGCACGTCGTCTTCTTGACCCGCTTCACCAGAGATGGCAGCGGCTCGATCAACGCCCACGTGCGCAGGTAGATATCCTCGGCGGTCGTCCAACGCTGCGCGGTGAAGATGATCGTCTCACCGAGAACGAAGAGGCCGTAGAGGATCCGCAGTGTCAGAATCAGGCTCTTGCCATTCTGGCGCGGGCAGATGATGCAGGCATCGGAATGCGTCCAGGTGCCGTCATCGTTACGAGCGAGCAGAGCTTGCAGGGTGTCCCGCTGCCATGGCATTGGGCGCGCCCTTGCCCGCTCGGCGAGCGTGGCCGCCTTGGCGCCGTGCTCGAGCGACCCAGGGAACGATGAGAGGATGTGCGGTTCCTGACGGCCCGTCAGTGTCGGCCAATCAGAAATCGAGGGCGTCGGCCTCACCAGAGTCGCCGCTGTCACCGCGCCTCCTCTCGATGTCCGCCAACATCTGGCGGAACACGGTCGCGAGCTGGCGCGCCTCCTGGGCCGCCGACTCGATCCGGATCTCGAGTACCTCAGAGTCGCCGCGGGTCGGCACCAGCCGCATCCACAGCTCCTCTTCGCCGGTCATCAGTCGGTGCAGCTGGTCTAGCCGGTCCTTGATCCGGCCGGCCTCAACGATCAGCGCGGTCAGCTCGTACGGGTCAGTCGGCGTTGCGAGCTGGTCGAAGATCTTCGCTCCGCCATCGCCGAGTTCGTCGTCCACCGCTACCGCCTTCGCACGTGAGTTTCGAGCCCGGTAAAAATGGATGACTCGGCGGCCGTAGGCAGTCAGCAGGTCAGGGCCTTCCAGCGATCCTGAGGCCCCTACCCCGTGCGCCTGGCGCCGAACCAATCCCGCGTCGTAATCCGCTCCACAGGGGCGCTAGCGGGCTCTACAGCGGGCCGTAGGTGGTCGCCGTCCCCAGACTGCCGACTGCGGTTGCAGTGCCGGTGTAGAAGCCGATCGGCCTCAGTTCCACCCTTGGATCTGGCGATGCTGTGGTCGGCTTCGAGTGGTGCGCCGTCGAAGTTCGCTCGTGCTTCGCGGTACATCGGTTGGAGGCACCAGTAGCACGGCGATCCGTCGATGTGACCGGCGAGGAGTCGCTTGCGCTGCACCTGATGTCGATAGCCGAGGCCGCGCTCGGTGGTGGTCCTGCCGGCCATGACCACCTCCTGAAGTTGAACCCACCCGAGCAGCCGCACCACCACTGCCGGCAAAAGCAGCGGATCGGCGTGCGGCTTCGCTCCCGCCCGCGGCATCTGGCCGTGGGCAGGTGACGTGAACCCGGGTGGAAGAGTGTCCCGCCCACGCAGCGCTCGTCAGGCCAATGTCGATGACTGCGTGGGCGGAAGTCTGCGCGCCCCACCGATCCTCGGGGGAGGACGATCGGTGGGGCGCGGTATCCCCGGGCGCTGGCAAGCTGCTCGCGGGGTGGCCGGGACTGCCGCGTTGGCGGCTGGTCGCGCCGGGAAGCGGCAGCGACTGAAGGTGTCCCGGAAGCAAGACCCGCCCCGACCGCGTTGGCGGTGAGGCGGGTTGACGGCCGGATACGTGCTTGGGCGGGGAACCGGCAGACCCACAGCTAGCGCCTACCCCGATCAGTGGATCGGATCAGCGCTGAGGCATCCGGGATCTTCCCCCAGATACGCCGAAAGGGTGCGACGACCTGATCGGTCAATTCTCGCACCCTTGCAGGCGTCAGCCTACCATACGAACCTCCCGTCCGAGGTCAGCGCGTAGCGGTGTGCCGTTGGCGTCCAACACATCCCCGAGTCGGTAGATGAACTCGCCCCGCTTGTCGCCCACCCTGACCGGCTTCACCTTCTTCGACTCGCTCAGCTGGTCGACCCTTCGCTTGGTCATCGGGATCCCCGCGTTCGTGGCCGTACTGGCGCAGTCCTTCGCCGACAGCTCCAGAGCTTCGAGCTTCGGGATCAGAGCGGGGTCGATGTAGAGCACCGCCCGGTCCTCGGGGATGTCGCACGCTCGCCTGCACTGCCGCACCGCGTACCGGATCTCGTCCTCGGCCTCCTCGCAACCGGGCGTCATGGCGAGCGACGTCACGTACCGATCCAGCCACGCGGCGATAGCGATTGCCTCACCGCCGCCGTCGTAGCTGCGCGCTCGGTGCTCGCAGACGTGGCGCGCCCATGAACCGAGGGTGGCTGTGAGTAGGTCTCTGGCATCAGCCGCGGCGACATTGAAGGGCAGCGGCTGCTCATCTGATCCGGAGCCGATGCCCGACCCGTCGACAGCGCATGCGCTCTGGCGAGTGAGCTGCACAGCCAGATCCTCCACCACGTCGGGTATCTCGCGCAGGAGTTCCTGCAGCTTCTCCATGTCGGCGCGGGTCATGAAGAACTGGTCAGTCATGGGCGAGTCCTTCCGATCGCATCCACTCACCGACAGCCCGTGCGACGCGTTGGCGTGGGGTTGCGGGTAGCTCGGCGAACGTTGGCGGTGGTGTCCCGAGTGGTGCGAAGTGCACGCCGGGGCCGATCTCAGTCCACTGGTCCGTCATGCGCACCCCCTGATCTCGCCGATGATGTACTCGATGTCGTAGCCCTTGCGCTCGGCGATGGCCTGCAGGTCGGCGCAGGTTTCGGCGATGCGATTCCGGGTCGGCCACATTGCGCCGACGGCCTGGTAGTCGTATCCGCCGATCAGCTTCCGCTTCGCCAGGACGACGTATCCGACGATCGGGTTGGTGTTGGTCATGAGTTCCTCCTGGCGGCTGCGGGTGCCACCCAGTCGACCATGTGGTGACGTCATCAGTTCCCCCTCGGGTGGTGTCGCTGGCAGTACCAGATCCAGGCGGTCAGGTATGCGACGGCGTCGCTGGTGGGCCGTCCGCAGTCGTTGCAGTGGTGGGTCATGGCCGGCCGGCCTCCCAGTTCTGGATCTGCGTGTCCGGGCCCGATCCCCAGAAGTTCAGCCCGTACCCCTTCAGCGTCCCGGCGGGCGCATACCGTCGCACCATCGCTACGAGCCACTCCTCGCCGACTGGATTCCCGCTGTGTACGTAAACCTCTCGCGGCCACCAGTCGTTCTCGCACATCCACAGGACTATCGGGCGCGTGGTCTCGTCACCGCCGAGGTCGTGGTCGAGCGATAGCGCCTCAAGTCGGCGTCTAGCAATCCAGCTCGGCACTAGGACATCGCGCGCGGCCATTGCAGTTTGCGCGAGCACCCACCCCTTGGGCGCGGGGCGTTCGTCGTCGACGAAGAGCTTCATTCGGTGTCCTTCGGGAGGCAGTGGGGCCCGCAGGCGGGGTTCAGGCGGACCTGGAAGACGAATTGCTCGCAGACCCAGCAGAAGCCGTCGGAGGGGTGGCAGCGGTTGCCAGCGGCGAAGTCGCGGCCAGCGAGCATCGGCGGCCCGTCTGCGATGAACAGCGCGTCCTCGCGGCGGATGACCTCAGAGCGACTCATCGCTCACCGTCCAGGGCTTCACGGAGGTCGTCGCGGATGCTGTCGAGCTCGCGGAGGGCGCCGTCGTATTCGGCCGCTTGGCGTTCGATGGTTGCCCGCGCCTCCCGCAGCTCGGCGATGAGGGCTGGTGTGGCGTTGTTCAGCGCATTGATCCATTCCGTGGCGCTGTCCGCGTCGCAGACCGCCTCCTTGAGCTGCTCAAGCTTGTCGAGGTCGATGTTCGTCATTCGTGGTCCTTGGTGTCGAGGGCGTTGAGGACGGCCTGCGCGGGCCGGTCCCGGATGACTGCGATTGCTCGGCGGAGGGCGTCGGTGCCGTCGCGGAGGTGACCGAGCATCCGATTGCAGGGCGAGCAGAGGAGCGCTCGAACGCACTTCCCGCACGAGCCGCCGGCTGGGCAACAGGAGTGGTCGTGGTCGACGGCTAAGCGTTTCGTGGCACCTGTCGCTCGCTGACAGATGTAGCAACGCCCGTTCTGGGCCCCCAGGATCGCCGTGTAGGCCTCAGGGCCGATTCCGTAGGTGGTTGTAACCCTGCGGCCGTGTGCGGCCTGCTTGGAGGCTTTGGCGAAGGCGCGGTGATGAGTAGTGCAGCGCGGGCCCGGATGTGGAGTCGGGCGCTTCGACGTCGGGTCGCAGTCCTTGCATCGCTTGGTGGTCATGCAATCACCGACAGAGGCCTGTGGATAACGCCGTCGAGGGCGTGCGAGGCGATGACGAACTCGCCTCGACCGGCATCAGCGACGACTCGATCTGATGCGAATCCTGCAGCCCCCCTGCGTGCGTTGCTTACGTGAGATGAACTCTTCTCTGAATCAACCCTCTTCGTAAGTACGTCTTCTCCGTACGTGCTCATGCCGTGCGCTCATCCCCGTCGCACAAGCCCGGATCACATGCGATTGGTACATGCCAGTCGCATGTGCGGGCCGCATCGAGATACTCAGCCGCTGCCCGAAGAATCTGCGGGCGATCGAATGCGTTGGCAAGCAGCGTGTTGCACCATTGGCAGAGCACTCCGCGGCGGCATCTCGGGCACGACCGCTCGCCGGAGCAGCAGCTATGGTCGTGGTCGATGACCCAGCCCTTCAATGAGGGCTCGGGATGGCCGCAGATCCGGCAGCCTCCCTGTGCGGCCGCAATCTCGGCCCTCTGGTCCGCAGTGAGGCCATGCCGGCGGATCTGGATACGCCTGCGATCGCATGGGCGGCAGTGGTGAGCGCGGTCGGGCCACAACGGCGCGGATGGAGCGAATTCGCTTGCCGACTTGTCTTCGTTGCATGTCGCGCAGATCATCCAGTCTTCTCCCATCGCTTGCGGGCTGCATCCTTCGCTCGCTGTTTTCGCTGCGCCGCCTCGTCTGAGGACTGCTGAAACTCCGTCCATCCGTTGATCTCCCATCCGCCGGGGTGTTCGTTCCAGAGGCCGACATCGACGAGGGCCCGCGCGTCTGCTCGGGTGGCGTGGATGAAGGCGAGGCAGAGGTCCGGAAGGAACCCGTCCGTGCCATGAGCGCCGGAGTAGCCGAGTGACGCGACGTACGCGAACGAGGCGCGGAACTTCTTCTCGGCGAGCAGCGCAAGGATCTTCGGGTTGCTCGCGAATTGAGTATCAAGGCGGACCCAGGGCAAGCCCATCAGGCGCACCCCCTTTCTTCTTCGTCATCGGGAAGCTGTTGACCTCCCATCGGGCACTGACGCCCGGCTTTGTCCTTGTGCCGCCAGACGCGGCCGGCGGGGTTTCTGGCGACGGTGCGCCAGCAGACGGGGCAGCGGGCGGTCATGCGGCCACCGTGAGCGATGCGGCCACACGAGTGCCGAGCCAGCGAGCTACGTCCACCGACACGGCGTTGCCGATCTGCTTCTTCACCTCGTCGGTCTTCCCATGGAACTCGTAGCTGTCCGGGAAGCCCTGCCCGCGCGCGCATTCGCGGTTTGTGAGCATCCGGAAGCGGTAGCCGTCCTCCGTGAGCGTCGCGACGCCATGGTGGTTGCCGCCGGCAGTGATGGTCGCGAGCGGGTGCTGGTCGGCGCGGCGAGCCTTCGCGTTGCGCCGATAGGTGACCAGGTGCGGCACGTTGCGCTCGGTGATCTGCTCGAGCTGGTCGGCGACGTACAGGCGCCGGGTGACGGGCTTGCCCGGGTTCTCGTCGAGGATCGTCGACGCGGGTTTCGGCGCCAGCCCGGGCAGCGTGAGGTCGACGGCGCCGTGCCTGGTGAACACTGCGAAGTACCGGACGCGGCGCTGCGCTGCCCCAAGGTCTGCCGCGTCGATGATCGCGATCTGCTCGCGGTAGCCGAGAGCCCGCATTCCATCGAGCCACCACGGGTACAGCGACCACGCCTGGAACTCGGGCACGTTCTCGACGATCACCGCCTCGTACTGGTGCACCTCGGCCGCGGCGATCACGGCGAACGCAGTTGCCCGGTCCACACTTCCAGCGTCGGCGCGCAGTCGCTCCAGCTCCGCCGGCGGCTGCTTCCGGCCGCCAGATCGTGCGTGCCATACGCAGGATGGTGATGCCCACAGGCCGAACGTCGTCGGAAACGAACGCCAGTCGACCTCGGATAGGTTCGCGATCCGGTGCTCGGTGTCGGGATGGTTCTTCTCGTGCGTCGCAACCGCTGTCGGCCAGTGGTTCGCAGCCACCGCTACGTGATGCCCGGCCTGTGTGAGCCCTTCCGAGCTGCCGCCGGCGCCACTGAAGAGATCGGTCCAAGTCGGCGTCATGGCGTTACTCCCTCCAGCGTGTCGGCGAGGCATTGCCCGAACTTCGCTGCCTCCCCGTCTCGTTCACGCCAGTAGTCGGCGAGGGCCTGGACGCGGGCGATGGTGTCGGCGTCGCTCACGGCGTGCCTCCTGTCCAGGTGATTTCGTCGGCGTGGCGGTGTACGCCACGGTGGCCTTGGTCGCGTCCGCACTGGATGACGACCACCGCATCCCGGTAGCCGGCAGTGTCGGGGACCCGGGCCTCAAGGCTCGCTGGGCAACGGTCACTCACGGCGTCTCCTCGGGCAGGTGCAGGACAGTCGCGGGGAGGGTGATGTCCTGCGTGGGGAACTCGTTTGGGTCACCCGTGAGCCCCCAGTAGGAGTGGAAGCGTTGGAACACCAGACCGTTTGGTGTGCGCACGACGGCTCCCATCGGCAGTGCACGCAATGCGGTGATGGTCTCCACCACACGCGGGCGGGAGTAGCCGCGCTCGGCCAGGCGCTCCGCTAGCTCGGCAGCCCCGAGTGAGTGACCACCGTCCACCGCTCGGATGTCCCGCGCAAGTTCGTCTTGCTGGTTCATGCCACCTCCCACGGGCCGTGACCGACACTGCGGCGAACGAGGGTGGAACCGGGCCACTGCCTAACGCATGACTCCGCCTCGCCTCTGGTGTGCATCGCCGAGACAGTGCCGCCGAACCTCGGGGCACGCTGCACACCCCACTCCTCGCTGTCGGCCTTGATGTAGCCGGCAGCAAGGATCGCGTCGGCGACACTGTTCGGGGTGCCATTGAGCCCGTGCGTGTAGACCAGGTTGGCGAGTTCGTCTCGTTGGCTCACGGCGTCTCCTTCGGGGTCGGCCAGGTGTTGTCCGGGCGGCGGTACCGGCACATGTCGGCGGCGGGGTACGACGTGTGCCCCCAGGCGATGGATTCCTTAGCTGCGGCATACAGCTTCCGTAGTGGTTCCCCGCACGTGGAACAGGGTTTGAGTTCGTAGCTCACGGCTGGTCACCGCCCTCCGCGAGGAGGTGGCCGCGGCCGTAGCGGAGAGCGCACTCCGAGCACTCGCGATGCCGCACGGGATGACCGGCAGCATCCGCGTAACCGGCATCGCTTCCTGGGAACTCGGTGTGCTCGAGGTACACGTCGCCGGGCTGGATGCGGTACTGCCCGCAGCAGTAGTGCGACTTCCGGGCTACCCGGCGGCGAGGGATCGTCTCAGCCACGTCGCTCACCGCCCTCCGCCACACGAGCAGCAGCCGCCCGGAGGTTCTGCGCCGACTTGTGCGCCAGCTCAACGAGCCGATCAGTGAGTTCCTGATCCTTGGGCGTATCCATCACAAGGTCCGCGAGCATCAACGCGTGGTTGCCGACGATCGTGGCCCCGGCGTCCAGTGAGGCCGCCGCACTGTCGAGCTTGTCCTGGTCCACGATCTGTTTGCCGGCGTTGGTGAGTGCAGCCACCACATGCGCGGCGTGAGCGGTGACGGGTCCGACCCATCCGCACAGGCAGCGCGACGTGCTGTTCGGTCGGTACGAGGTGACCCGGTGCTCGGCGATGATCTGTTCCGCAGTGCTCACCGATTGCACATTTGAGTGCACATTTGTGTCTATTTGCTGTTCCGTGCTCACGACCGGCCTCCCTCGATCTCGCGGACTGAATCGACATCCCACTCGCCGTCGTTTGCCTCGTGGGCGCACTGGCCACACAAGGCTCCGGGCCAGGCGTGGGACTCGGACGCCTTCTCCTCCGCCTCTTTGGGGCTGTCCGCCTCAACGGTGATCACCCAGTCCAGCGTCTTCGTGACGACTACCTCGTAGGCGCTCACGCCTTGTCTCCGTCCACACGCACAAACGGGGCGAGGTCGGCAACGTCCGCCTGCGTGATGGACGAAATGACGTAGTACCGTCGCCCATCGACCTTGATCGTGGGTTCGAGATGTGGATACTTCGCCGACGCAACCTCCACCCCATCGGGCACGTCCTGCCATGTCTTCCAGGGCTTCTCCGGTGTGCCATCCGGACCGCTGTCTGGGACAGACGCAGCAGGCGGGGCGCTGAGGTACGGGTTGTTCGACTCCTCGCCGGGAACCTCGCCGTCGTGCCACCAGTGATTGCAGGCATTCCAGCCGTCATCCCACGCTGCTGACTGCATGTCACGCGCTTGACCCTCGGTGACATGTTCGGCAGTCAGGCCCAACGCCGACAAGACCGTGTCCAGCGTGTCCGTCAGCGCCTTCTCCATCGCCTCTGACACCGTCCCGCCTTCGGGGAGTAGACGCCCATCAGCCGCAAGCCGATTGAAGGCCGCCTCGATCGCGTGACGCGCAATGCCGCGGTCGTCGTGATCCCACGCATACGCGCCAGGGATCACCCGCTCGGCGTGCTGGGCAAGCTCATCCAGGTACAAGTCGCGGGCAGACTCAGCCTCCAAACGGGCGGCCTGGTCTTCCATGTTCACTGCAGTGATGGGAAATCCCCCATCACGCATCCAGTCCGCGTGTGCCCGCAGCGATGCAGGCGTGACCTCCAGCGCCGGCCGCTGCCACTCGTGTGGTGCATCGGCTCGCGGGTCGCCGTACGTGTTGATCGTGTCGGTCATCGGGCCTCCTCGACTTCGGGGCGGTAGAGGATGGTCGCAGGTAACGCGATGGTGTCGAGAGGCCACAAGCGGTCGCCGTGGATCCACCAGATCCATAGCTGTCCACGTGCGCTGCGGATCTCACCTACGCCGGCACGGTCGCTGATGACCGTCCCCTCCAGCAGCTGCGAAGCCTCCTCGATCGTGGCGACCTCAGGGTGCAGGGCTGCGAGGATGGCGTCGGCGATGTCCGCGTAGTCGCCTCCATCGAGGGCTTCGAGCAGGTCCATCAGCTGCTCGCGGGTGCTGTCGCTCATCGCTGGGTCTCCTTGTCGGGGTTGGGGATGCCGCGTGCGGGCCATCCCCACGGGTCGGGGAGGTTGGTGCGGGGCTGGAAGACGTGCGGGGCGTGCTTGGCGGCGATCAGATCGGGGTCTATCCAGCGGTCACGCATCAGATCTCCACCGCCTCGGGTCTGCGGCCGCGACGATCTCGCCGGCGGCCAAGGTGATTGCCACCGCCACCCCCGCCGCCGTGACACCGACGGCGAGGGTGAAGGCGGAGAGCTGGGCGCGGGTCATGCGGAGGCTCGCAGGCGGGTGACCTGGCGCTCGGAGATGCCGAGCTGGTTGGAGATCTGACGCGCGGTCAACCCTGCGCGAGACAGTGACGTGACAGATTCGCGGTACTCGGACGTTTGGGTCCTACGCGCCCGCGCGGGCCGAGTCCTCGGGTTCGAGTAGTCGACGCCCGCCCATATGCCGAACCGCTGCCTCGACTCGTCGGCCCACTCCCCGCAGGCGGCGCGGACGGGACACGCGGCGCAGATCGCCTTCGCCTGAGCCTGAGCCTGAGCGAGTCGCTCCTTAATGTCCGGGAACCACAGCTCGGGGTCGTGGCCACGGCATGCGGCACTGTCGCGCCAATCCTGTTCAGTCATAGGTCTTTGCACCTCCAGCATCCGGGGCACAGCAGCGTGTGCCGTTGATCGAGAATCTCGGGGTCGTAAGTCGAGAACCCGTACAGGTCATAGGCGCTGGTCACGACAGCTCCTGGTCGTGTACGCCGCCCCGGTCGTCGAGGAGGACGGTGCGGCCGAACCGCACCACCGGAACCTCCGAGGGCTCCTGGTATGCCTCGACGATCCATCCGCACCGCTTCGACCGCTGAGGGTTCGCGTGCACCGACTCGTCGCCCATGTTGTGGCACTCCGGGCACAGCATCAGGTAGTTCGACGGACGCTCACGATCGGCTGACATCCGCCGCAGTCGGTGATGAAGCACCGTCTCGCGATACAGCCCGCACCGCTCGCACCGACCCTCAGCGCGGGCTACCGCGACCGGTGCGGCCTTGGCCAACGCCGCTGTCGCATCACGCTTCCGCTTCGACTGACCAGCCTTCATTGGCGTCCGCTTCATTGGAGTGCGTTTCATGACCCACCGCCGTAGCCGGCGAGTGATGCCTCCGCTCGGACGCCCGCGCCGATAGAGCGGCCGACGTCGATGCGGGACTGCAGGGTCCGCATCGAGCGGGTGAGGCCGCGGACCTTCGCTTCGGCGACCTCCGCCGCCAGGCGCTCGACGTGCGTCTGCACGATCGCGGTCTGCTTCCGGAAGTCCATGGCGCCCTCGGCCTTCAGGAACGCCTTCGCCTCGGCGAGTTTCGCGTCCTCGCGCAGATTCACCGCCTCCATGTCAGCGGCGTTCAGTGCCTCCTTCACCTCGTCGAGCTGCCTGGACAGCTTCGCCAGGTTCGATGCGACCTCGTTCGCGTTCTGTGGCGCGCTCATGCCAGGTCCCGGAAGTGGATGACCAGCGACTTGATTGCATCCACATTCGTTGCGTCCCGAAGCTCCGCACCGAAGTCGAGCCGGAACTTCTCCGACGCATGCTTCGGATCCACGCCCTTCGCGGCGAGCACCTCGAGCAGTTCGTTCCGTGCCTCATCCGCCGGCGACAGCGGCTGCCCCTTCGCCTGCGCTGCATCGTGGAGATCGCCCTTGTGCCACAACTCGAGTGCCGCACCGAACCGCATCCCGGCGTTCCGCAGCGCATCACCGATCGCCTCCTTGATCGCATTACCTCCGGACTTGCCGTCCGCGTCTCCGTAGCCAAGCCGGGTGACACCACAGAGGGTCAACCGGATCCACAAGCCGCCGTTGCGGTCGAGAGCGGGCAGGCCGTCTGTGCCGATGGCGAGCGGCTCCCACGACCACTCCGGATCAACATCGAGGAAGCGGTCCGTGAGCGCGGCGTGACCGACGTAGTCGAGGTGAACTGCAGGCAGGCCGTGGTACCCGCCACATTCCCGACACTTCCCCTTCTCGGCGTTCTTGTTGTACGGCTTCGGTAGTTTGTTCACCTGATGCTCAGGGAAGGGCTCACGGAGCTTCTTCAGTCCGTCATGGTCGGTCATGCTGCACCGCCGTCGAGCTCGAGGATCGTCGACAGTGACAGGCGGCCACTGCGGACCATGCCCTGCACCAACTCGACGACGTTCTTCTCGGGCGTGAACCGTGGAGTCGACGGACGCGCCTCGGGAACCCGCACCCGGACACCCTCGACGCCGTCGTACTCCGCCGGCGCCCCCGCGTGCATGTGATCGGCGAGCGCGTACTCGATCACCGACTTGCGCCCCTGCTCGGTCAACTGGAACGACGCCACAGACTCGCCGAACATGTCGAGCGCCCAGGGCAGCACGCGCGCCTCGTCTTCGATCTCGACGGTCGGCTTGGGCTGTGTCGGCTTCGGCACCGACGCATATCCGAGCTGCACCGACTTGTCGTCGTCGGCGTAGGCGTAGACCGTGCCGCGTGTCAGCTCGGCCTGCAGCTCCACCTTCTTCGCCGCCTCGGCGTCGGCAACGATCTTCTTCACCGCGGCGATCGCGGCGAGGTCGGTCACGATGGATTCGATGCTCATTCGTCATCCTTGGGGTCGTCGAGGAGCGCCGCGACCTGCTGCAGCTGCTCCCCGGTGAGTTCGATTGCGAGTTCGGTTCGGTCGTCGGCCAGTTGAAGGCGCACGACGCGACCGCTGCGGGGCCAGCCGGCGAGTGTGCCGATCGCGGTTAGTTGGGTGAATCCGTCGCGGATGTCGATCACGCGATCACCACCGGCAACTCGACGGACTCAACCCGGCAGGGCGTTTCGCCGAGCCAGAGCTGGCCCTCTCGGGCGCCGACGGTGAAGGTCCGACCCAGCGCACCGAGCTCGCGGAAGCGGGCACCGGGGGCCAGGAACCAGATCTGCGAGGCGTCGACGATGACGCGGGTCTTGCGGGTCAT